AATGCTCTAGCTCCTGCACCACGTCACTCATGGCTCATCAATCCGCATGGTGTCGGGCGCCTCAAGGCGTAGATAAAAACAGCGCCAGCCCTTGACAACGTGCCAGCCATCGAACGATGCACTCCCCACCTCGGGCATCGCTGCCTTCGCGCGAGCATAGGTCAGGTAATGCGACCCATTGCACCGAAACAGAAAATAACCGCGCAGGAACGCCTCTACCGACTTGCTCATGCGTCACTCATCGCGCTTGTTCTTCAGCGCGCGGATATTACGAACGCAGTCTTCTAGAGCATTGATCCGTGCTGTGGCCTGTTCGTCTCCCAACTGCGCCACAACGGTGCGCGTCATGCGCTCGCACACCAGCGCGGCATCTTCCAGCGCTTCGGCGCGGACCAGCGGGAAGCTCCTGGCACTCTCGTCGGCGAACTTGGCGAGGGCTTCAGCCTGATACCGCCGCAGCGCCACGATCTCATCGCAGGCACGCCGGCAGATTTCGTCCAATACGGCGGCATTGCGCGTTTCATGCCAGTGCCGCCAGCCCTTCAGGCTCTCTACCACGTCCGGCTCGCTCATGGCGCGTCGTCCTCTAGCTGCTCCAGCAGATCGGCGATGGCCTCGGCCTCGGTGGCGCCGTTGCCAACGGGGCTGTGGCCATCCTCGGCGCCGTCGTAAGTGTCGTCGTCGTAGGCGATCCAGTCCCAGTCGCGCCGTGGCACTGGTGGGTAAACGTGGCGGGTGATTATTTTCACAGCGAAACTCCTTTCTGCCGTGCGTAGTGATCAGTTGCTTCCTGGCGCGTTTCGCCTTTGGCAAGCGCCCTGTCGCGTATCGTGCTTCGATGAAGGCCCAGACAGCGTGCGGCTTCGGCAACTGTAAGTGTCTTGCCTTCTAGGACCACGTACTGATTTGATTTCCTATTTTCGGCCTGCTCTTTGCGCGTCGCCCATCGGCAGTTTTCCGGCGAGTAACCTGCGCTGTTGTTGATGCGCTCTATTGAATGTTTTCCCGGCGGCCGTGGTCCCATGTCAGCGATGAAGTTCTCAAATGAGTTTATCCATTTGTTGCAGACGGTAATTCCGACACCGCCATAGTTTGGATAGTCCTTGTTTCCAGTGTCACGGCATCGGCTTTTCATGCCCTGCCATGTTCTGTATTCAAGATTTTTCCAGGCGCCGTGCTTACGATGCTTCTTGCTGGAAAGCTCATCTCGAAGGCAGCCGCATGATTTTGATTGGCCCGAGAACAGGTGGCCGCTATGGACGATTTTCTCTGCCCCACAATCGCACAGGACGAACCACTTGGCCCAAGCGGGCGCCTTCTTTACCACCACCCATCTCCCGAACCTGTGTCCGGGCTGGATTCTCATCACACGTCCTCCGGATCGAGCACCAGCGGGCCGTTGACGCGGTGGCGCTCGCCCCGCGCGTTCAGCAATTCGTTCTTCAGCACCGCCAGCAGATCCTCGCCGTCCCAGCGGCGCTCGGGATGGCGTAGCGGTTCGACCGCGCGCACGGCGCGGATGGCATTATTAAGAATGGCTTCGAGCTTCTCCAGCCGGTCGAGGTCGGCGATGTCGCGCTCGGTGGCAGCGTCGACGGCGGCCAGTTCCTTGCGGCTCGGCCAGGCGGGGTCGCGGGCGTAATAGCTCATGCCGCCCTCCTCTTGGCGTCGGCCTGGGCCCGGCACGCGTCGACGTGGCACCGGAAGGAGGCGGCCAGGTCGTCCCACCCGCAGGCGGCAGCCGCCTGGGCGGCGAGGTCGAAGTAGCTCGCCGCACTGGCGCAGTGGCTCTGCTGTTCCAGGCTGTGGGCGTAGGTCAGCAGGGGCGAAACGAGGGCTGACACGTCGTTGCCGGCGAGAGTGATGGTCTGCGCGGCGATGGCTTCGGCGGTGGCGGACATTTGCGGCTCCTTTGGCGACACCCCTGAGATTGGGTGCCGCCGGTTTGTTGTCAATATCCTGTACTACACTTTGAGCAAATATTTTTGCTATTTTTGAAGATTACGAGAGCCTCCCCTGGTGGCCCCCGCCGACCGGGCGGGAGAGGTTGACGCGGTCGCCGGCGGCCCGGCCGGCATTGGCGGCGCTGTGGCCACCGCTCATCGACAGACCCCTGCTGGACCGCCCGAAGCGGAGGTTCAGGGCCGCGAAGGCGGCGTCGACAGCGGCTTCCTTGACCACCACCAGGGCGGTGCCGTTGCTGGTCTTGGCGACCTCGTTAGCGGTCTCGGCCATCTCCTTTAGCCGGCTGTTGATCCGGCTCGCCATGGCCACCTGGAAGGTCTGCTTGACGCGCTTGGTCTCGGCGCTACTGGCGCCCCACCGATCGGCCTTGAACTGCACGACGTAGTGTTCACCCTCAATACGAATGGCGTCGGCCAGCATGCCATAGAGGTAGCGGGCCATTTCGACGTCGGCCTTCAGCCCGAGGATCTTGACGCACATGCGCACCTGGCCACTGGTGGTGTCGATGCGGGTGCTGAACCACGTTTTGACGCCGCAATAGGCATCGATGCCGTGCAGGGTGTAATCGACCGGGCTCAATTTCTGCGCCGTCGGGCGATCGACCAGGGCGGTGTCGATCGGCTCGGCTTCGATCTCGACATCGGACTGGCTGAGGCGATGCTGATCCATCAGGCGCCGGGCCACGGCGGCCGCGGCCAAGGCCTCGGCCTCGGTGCAGCCGTTCTCGGTGGTCTTGGCCAGCAGCGCGCGGATCTTGGCGGCGATGGCGTCACGATTGGCGTTGGCGTTGGCATCGGACATCGGGGTTCTCCTCTGGCGCGCCCTCTAGATGGGACTCGCCAAGTCTGTTGTCAATATCTGGTATTACACTTTATGTAAAATTTTTGCTCAAGGTTTGTCATTAATCTTACGGTTGCCGAGGCCGGGGAAGAGTGCCGCCAGGCGGGCCGGGCCGTCGTTCGGCTGCGGCTCGGCATAGACCGGCTCCAGAGTGGCGTTGTCGATGAAGCTGTGGCGCGGCGCGGTGTAGGTGTGGTCCTTGTTCTTGATCGCGCACAGCCTGACGTATTCCTCGCGCGTGATCTCCACCGCCGGATAGCGTCCGTTGGCGTGCCGGTGCAGGGTCCAGCCCCAGATTACCGGGCGCGTGGGATCGACGCTCAGGCTCTGGTAGATGCGGGTCGGGCTGGCGCGGAAGTAGGTGCGCTGACCGTCAGTGGCTTTGAAGTAACGAACGCTCATGGTGTTTTCTCCTAGGCTATAGGGTGTCGGCGTTGGTTGGAGGGTGGCTTACGCCACCCCCTCGCAGGTCAGGGCGACTTTGCTCTCGCCCCAGGGCAAGCCGAACTTGTCGGCGCAGATCGGGCCGTAGCCGACGCTGACGCTGCGGGCATCGGTCAGCTCGCGCGCACAGAAGCAGCACGAACCGGTGCGGCGGCCGTAGAGTGCTGCCACCTCGGCCGGGTTGGCGGCCAGCTGCTGCAGCAGGGCGGTGACCTCGGCCTGGCGCCCGGCCTCGACCTGCTGGCTCGGCTCCCAGCGCCCGTCCGGGTGCACGCGGCCGAACCAGACGTTGCGCCCGAACGGCCTGCCGTCGGTGACGTTGATGGTGCCGGGCGCCTTGCTGGCGCTGCCGGCGACCGCCAGCGCCACCGGTGCGCCGTCCGCCAGCTGTAACTTGATCTTGGGATGCTTGAGCTTGGCCGCCACGGCGCGCTGGAACAGGGCGATCACGCCGGCGAAGTCGCCGACCTGGATGCCGCGGGGGGCAGTAGCGCGGTCCTCACCGTTGGCGCGCTGGGTCAGCTTAACGACCCAGAACCACTGGTTCTGCGACAGGTCGCCGTGGCGGTCGAGGCTGTCGAGCAGGCTGTGCGCGAAACTGGCGTCGCGCTCGGACAGGTTGTTGATGACTGAATGAAGGGCGATGGCGGCTTCACGCTTGGTCATGGGGTGCTCCTCGGTGGCGGTGGCGGTGGCGGTGGCGTCGGTCGATAGCCGCGGCTCAAGAGACGTTGGCGCTTGGCTTTGGAGGTATTGCGGAGGTTCATCGGAGGCTCCTGTGGCGACCCTCATGAGATGGCTATGCGGGCCCCCGCTGTCAATATGTCATATTGACAGCGATTGCGAAAATAATGGCCGGCGTTGTAGGCTTCCTCATGCCCAAGCTGTCACCGCGACTGGCCGCTTTCGTGAGTCGCCTGGCGCCGCTCAGCGTGGTGCCGGAGGTGGTGCCGGCGCCGCTCCCACCGCCACCACCGCGCCGAGTCGTACGGCGTGGTAGGAAACCTTTGGTGGCCGTATCAGAGGAGGAGCTAACGCCGGAGTACGTTGAGTTTCTAAAACGATTGCGTAAGGGAACATAACCTGGAGGTTAACATCAGTGGCTTGGCCAAGACCAGGACCAGGTAAAACGCCCGGGTCGAAAAATAAAGCGACCCTTGCTAGAGAAGAGCAGGAGCGCTTGTTAAAAGAACGCGCCGGCAGAGAGGGCAAATTACCGTTGCAAGTCATCCTGGACGAGATGAATAGAGCTACCGAGGCCGGCGAAACAGAAAAAGCGCTCGCCGCGGCAATAGCGGCGGCGCCGTATTTACATTCGCGGCTCGCTTCTACTGAATCGCGAGTCACAAGTGACAACACTCATTACGTGATCAGCGAGACAACTATGGACGTTGATGAGTGGGTAAGGGTCAACGGTATTTCATCGGACAATGACGATACTGCTGAGGGCGAAGTAAAAGAAAGCGGTGTCGCGTAATGGCTGCGCCGCCTATTACCACGGCGAATACCAAGATTATTTGGTGTCCGCAACCAGGTCCTCAGTCCCTTTTCGTAACGTGCCCGGTGGCTGAGATCCTCTTCGGTGGCGCCAGAGGCGGCGGCAAGAGCGACGGCATTCTCGGCAAATTTGGTATCAAAGCGCAACGATATGGTAGAGAGTTCAACGCTGTTTTCTTCCGCCGCGAACTGCCGCAAGCCGATGACCTCATCGAACGGGCGAAAGAGATCTACCTGCCGATGGGGGCGCAGTGGAAAGAACAGGGGCGCGAGTTCCGCCTGCGCGGCGGCGGCCGCATCCGTTTCCGGCCGCTGGAGAATGCCGCCGATGCCCAGAAATATCAGGGTCAGAATCTATCTGATGCCGCCGTCGAGGAGGCGGGAAACTACGCTGATCCGGCGGCGATCGACATGCTGTGGGGGGCTTTGCGCTCGCGTTCGGCGGTGCCGGCACAATTGGTGCTGACCGCGAACCCGGGCGGCCCCGGCCAACACTGGTTGAAACATCGATACATTGATCCGTGGCCCACCGGTAATCGACTCTTACACCGCAAGCTGCCCAACGGAGCCATCCACAACTATGTCTTTATTCCGTCTAAGGTGCAGGACAATTTAGTATTGATGCGCAACGACCCGCATTATGTGGATCGCCTGCACCTGGTCGGCAGCGAGAGTCTGGTGCGGGCGTGGCTGGGAGGAGACTGGAGTGTCGTGGCCGGCGCATTCTTCACCGAGTTCGAAACGGAAAAGCACGTCATCACGCCCCTGGAGCTGCCGATCTACTGGGGCAAATTCCGCTCGGCTGACTTCGGTTCGGCCCGACCTTTTGCCGTGCATTGGTGGGCCGTTTCAGATGGTGAATTACCTCAGTTTCCCCGCGGCGCCCTGATCTGCTACCGCGAATGGTATGGCGCCCCCAAGGACAGCAACGGTCATACCGTGCCCAATACCGGCCTGCGGCTGACCGCGGAGGAGATCGCCGACGGCGTGGTGTCCAGGGAGAGCAAGGATCTGCACCCGGGCAAAATCATGGGCGGTGTGCTTGACCCCAGCTGCTTCGCCCAGGATGGCGGCCCCAGCATCGCCGACCGCATGAGCGTGCGGCGCTGTCACTTTCGCGCCGCTGACAATTCCCGCATCGCCAAGCTCGGCGCCATCGGCGGCTGGGACCAGGTGCGCGCCAGGCTCAAGGGCCAGGACGGCGAGGCGATGATTTTCATCTTCAGCACCTGCACCGAGCTGATCCGCACCCTGCCGGCGATGCAGCACGATGCCGATCGACCCGAGGACATCGATACGGACTCAGAGGATCATGCCGTGGACAGCCTGCGTTACGCCTGCATGAGCCGGCCCTATATCGCGCCGCTGCCGAGCAAGGAAGAAGAGAGCGATCGTTACGCCCGCCGCAAGACCCGTAAATACTGGAGCCTGTCGGGGTGGGCGGCCTGAGCGGCGTGATGTCGCACGTCGCCGCCCAGCCCTGCGGTTATCTCGACCGCAGCCACGGCAATGGTCACTGTGTCGCTCTGGTGCGCCACGCCGGCCAGCTGCCGGCCACATCGGCCTGGCGCCGCGGCAGAGCGGTGCATGACGGCAGGCATGATTACGGCACGGCGATCGCCACCTTTAATGCCGACGGTCGCTACGGCAATCATAGCGATGGCCGCAGCCACGCGGCGCTCTATCTGTCGCACCACGAGGACGGCTCATTGCTGGTGCTCGACCAGTGGTCAGGCCAGCCGGCCCATATCCGTACTATCCGTAATCGCCGCGGCGAGGGTCGTGCCTGCGACGACGCTTCGCGATATTACGTTATCGAAGCGGTATGAGCGACCGCGCCACCAGGCGCATGCTGATCAAGGCCATGCAGGTGTGGTGGCGTGAACGCTACGATTTCGAACTGACTGAGCAGGAGGCCGAGGCCCGCATCCGCGCCCAGGAAGCGCGGCAGCGGGTCATGGCCGAGCTGGCGGCGATCGTGGCGGCGCACAAGACTCGCTGAGCGTGCTATGGCGGCGCCATGGCCAGGCTCAAGGAACATCTCAACGGCGCGCCGTCGAAGCGCAAGTTTGTCATCAACGCGGTGATGGCGGACGTGCTGTCGCAGCTCGCCGAGAAGCTTGAGATGACGACTGAAGAGATCATCAGCTCATTACTGTCACAGATCGTTAGCGTGGTGCAGGCCTCGACGTCTCCCTCTGAGCACGCCTTTGCCGCCGAGGCCATTGCCGCCTCGCTGCGCGCCAGGCTTACCGTCACCGGTCACACCGCCGATCCGACGCGGCGCATCATCTGAGCCTCTGATTACATTCTGCAACGTCTCTTCGCGGATCTTATACCGTAACAGATCAAGCACCTCTTGCAGGTTGTTGACCTCGATCTGGATGGTGATCGGCTGATCGGCCGTCAGCGCCCGCAGCGCCTTCAGCTCCGGCTCCAGGCGCGACGCCGCACCAGCGAGCTTGGCCAGGTTGCGCTTGAGATCGCTCATCGCAGCGCCGGCAGACGCGCCAGCGGCAGCAGGTAGGACACCAGGACCAGGAGCAGGATCAGCGCCAGCACGAGCTGAGCGATCACCAGGAATGGTGGAGGAAGCGGAATTAGTGTGATTATGTACCAAATTACCCCGAAGATAACGAGGATAACCAGGAGGGTGATGAGGAGTTCGATCATGGCGAGCCTCTCAGCGTCGGCCTTCGCTCTACGCCCGGGGCCATGTCGCCGGCAATATTGGTGTTTGGCACCGCCACGCCCGTGGGACGATGATGCGCCGCCGTTTTTGGGAGGGTTGAGCGATGGCATTGAGAATGCGCAGCCGCGGGGCTGGCAAGGCCGCCGGAGGCGCGTCGCGCGCCATCGGCAATATCGGCAAGAGCTTGGCCGCCGCCGGGGCCAGGGCAGCCGGGGCGGCGCCGCCGCGTCCCGGACCGGGCGGTCTTGGCCCGTCGATGGCGCCGCCGATCGGCGGGCCCGGCATGGGTCCGCCCGGCTTTAAGCGCGGCGGCAAGGTCCGCGGCAAGGGCAAGGGCAAGAAGTGAAGGGTCCCTCGTCCTGGCGCGGCAAGGACACGGTGCCGGCGCGCCTGCAGCCGGGTGAGTTCGTGGTCAAGAAAAGCGCCGTCAGGCGCCTGGGCGAGCGGACCATGAAGTCTATTAACAAAGGGAAACTACCAAAGAAGGGAGGCAAGTGATGGCAGTGCTGACGGCGAAGCGCCGCCGCGCCATGCCAAGCGCGTCTTTCGCCCTGCCGGGCAAGGGCGAGGGCAAGAGCGGAAAAGGTGCAGGATCGTATCCAATTCCCGATCGCGCCCATGCCCAGAACGCCCTGGCGCGGGTGTCGCAGCACGGGTCGAGCGCCGAGAAAGCCACCGTGCGCGCTAAGGTGCGAGCTAAGTATCCTGGCATGGGGAAGAAGTGATGGCCAAGAAACCGCCGCCCAGGCCGCCGCCCCAGGTGCGCGACGCCGGCCGCGTCAAGCTGGCCGCGGCGAGCCAGTACTTCCACCGCAAGAAGCCCGACAAGGATAAGAAGAAAGGCAAGTGAGGATCTCCAAGGTCAAGGCGCATTATGTTGCTCACGGGACGAAGGGACAACATTGCGGAATTTGCATAATGTTTCGATTACCGGATAAGTGTACATTAGTAATAGGTGAGATCGCTGCCGAGGCCTGGTGCAAATATTTTCGCAAGCGTGTCGGGCCGGCGAAAAGCGGAGGTGATCGCGATGGCTAAATCCACAGCTGGGCTGGGCAAGAAAGGCAAAGCCAAAGTCAGTACCGTGTTTCATGAATTCGGCAAAGGTGCGTTGCACTCGGGTAGCAAAAAAGGTCCCGTAGTTAAAAATCAGAAACAAGCGGTGGCGATCGCGTTAAGCGAAGGCCGCAAGGCAGCGCGTCGTGGCTGACGATGGTGGCGGCGGCGGCAATGCTGGCGGCAATGCTGGCGGCGGTCTGGGCGGCGATGCTGGCGTCGGTCTCGGCGCGCTCGATGCCGGCAACGCTATCGATGTCAGCGGCGGCGCCACGCCGGGCGGCGCCACGCCGGGCGACGCCTTAAGCGGCTTTCAGTTCGACCTCAGCAATACCTCGCCGGTTGGCGCTTTGCCTGGCCTCAGCGGACCGCTCGACCTCAACCAGATCGGCGCCAGCCTACCGATGTCGCCGGAATACAGCCCAACCATGGGCGCCCTGCTGCAGGGCGGACGCCTGGGCAGCATGTTTGGCGGCCTCGCCGCGCCGGGCGTTGGCACCGGTATCGGCGCGCTGATCGGCGCCCTGATCAGCGGTGGCCTGCAGACCGGCGCCTTCGGCAACACGCCGAGCCTGTCAGCCGGCAATCTCAGCCTCGGGGCGCCGAGCCCCAGCTCAGGTCTCGTCGGTGGCCCCAGCGCCGGCACCATGGGGAGCGGTATGACCAGCGACCCCATCGCTAGAGCCATTGCCAGTTTTTACCAAGGTCAGAACGGCTTCCTGCCCAATCTGACCGGCGCCCTGGGCGGGCCAGGTTTCGGCTCGAGCGGCCTGACTGGCGCCCCTGGCTTAACCGGCGCCCCCGGCTTAACCGGCGCCCCCGGCTTCGGCTACGGCGCCGGACTGAATCAGCCCTTTATGAGCGCGCTGATGGGCGCCGCACGCTGATGCCCGAGAGCGCGCCTTTTGGCATCCCTGGCTTCGGCGGTCAGCCGGACGTGTGGTCCGGTCCGCCGGCCCCGGCAGGCCAGCCCGATGCCGTCACGGCGGCCATTGCCAGCGCGCTGACGCCGGCGCCGAACACCGATTATGGCAGCGTCTTGCCCTATGCGCAGGACCGCACCACCGGTGCCCTGCGCTGGGCCATGCCGAGCAGCGCCCGCAGCTTCCTCCAGGGCGCATTTGACCTCAGCCAGGGCCCGGCGACCGGCACGGTGACGCCGGCGGCGACCATGGCCCTGACCGCGTTGGCCGCCCCGGACCTCGCCGGGGCCGGCGATGCCGCCGCCTTACGCACCTTTGGCGGCTGGCACGCCAAGACCGCTGATATTCCGAAGCTGCAACATGCTGCGCAGCTGGAGCGCGGTGGCGCGACACCGGGCGACATCTGGGATGCCACCGGCTGGTTCCGCGCGCCGGACGGCAACTGGAAGTTCGAACTCAATGACGAACCGTTTCGGTTTACGACGCTTAATCAACCGCTGCCGCCGGGGCAGTTCGCTACCACCAAGTTCGGTCTCGCCGCCGAGCATCCTGACCTGCTTGCCGCTTACCCGCAGCTGGGCCAGGCCCACATCAACATTAATGATCCTGCTCTCGGCCCAGCCGAGGCCTCGATCGCTCTCCCCGGGCCGGGCGTCCCGCCCACCATGCTGTTGCGGGATTACCCGCCATCGCGGGTCGATACTGTGCACGAGCTGCAGCACGCCATCCAGGCTCAGGAAGGCTGGGGCCGCGGCGCCAGCATGAGCGCTGTCTTTTCAGATCCACAATTGAAAACCGCTTTGGCAGATGAACTTAACTCCTTGGCTATGCGAGGCCATAGCATCGACATGTCGACCCAGGAAGGCGCCCAAAACGCTACCGAAGCCATGTATAAAGTCTACAACAACGTCTTTGGCGAGGCCGAGGCGCGCCTGGCGGAAGCGCGGGCCGATTATTCGCCTTCCTTCCGGCGCGCCATCCCGCCCTTCAGGGGTTACGACGTACCGACAAACGAAATGATCTTTCGCGCTCCGCGCTGGCAAGTGCGCGCCCCCCTGATCCCCGGAGTGACCACCCCATGAGCGGCACCACTGGTCCGTTCGGCGTGCCACCGACTGATGAGCAAGGCCGCCCGCTGTCGCTGCAGCATTTGGCCGGCTTCACCTTCGGCCCTAGGGCGCAGGCCACGTATACCCCGCCGCCGCTCGATCCCGGCTTTCGCTATAGTGCCAATCCGATCGGAACGGAAACGGTGCAGCCGCCGCCATCGCTGCGCTCGAGCGAGGGCCTTCCTTTCACACCGCTGCGGACGGAAAAATGGGATCCCCTGGCCCGGCGCGCGCCGACCCAGGCTGAATTCGAGACCATGGAAAGCGGCTCGCAGGGCGCCGACCAGCTGGCGATGATGATGGAAGGCGGTGGCTTTGGCGCCGATGCGGCCCGCGTCTCGGCGGCGGCCAAGCGCGTCAGACCGCCAGGCGTGCCACCGCCGCGGGTGCAGCCGGGGGTGGACGTGCCGTCAGCCGGACCGACACCAGCGGCGCCGGTCAGAGCGACACCGGCGCTTGGCGGCGGCCAGCGCGGCATGATGGCTGTCCCTAGCCTGCGCGACATGACGCCGGCCGAAGCGTCTGCCGCCGCCCAGTCTGAACCGCATCTGATTCAGAAGGATGCGAATGATCCCAACAGTGGTTTTATTGGCGCGCCGGAGCAGATCAAGAACCGCGCTGACATTGAGAAGATGCGCAACAGCTACGATGCCGATGTCGCTACGGGGGCGGGAGGGCGGCACTGGTATACCCTAGCGCGCGACTGGATTACCTCGATCACCGGCGGCGATATGCCGGAAGCCCGGCGCATCGCCGAGGGCCTGGCCAAGTTCAGCGCCCAATCCGATCCCGACACTAATCTGCAATTCCTGCTGCAGGCTAGGAATGCCTTTCTGCGCGGCGAGCCGCTGCCGCTGGTCCGCACCGGCCAGCAGGCGCGGTCCTATAACGAAGCCATGGCGGCGAAAGAGGCCGCCCGGGCCCGCGGCGAGCCCGAGCCGGACATGCGCCAGGGGCTGAAAACCGGGCCTTTCGCCTGGCATTTGTCGCCCGATCGCCCGGCGGCGACGACCGGCGTGCACGATATCTGGGACGCCCGCGCCTGGGGCTACAGAGACCCCAAGACTGGCGGTGAGTTCGAAGGCTCGCCCACCGCACAACAGCACACCTTCATGGATTACGAGACCCAGCTGGCGATCGACCGCGCCAATGCTGCCAAGACTGGCGGTTTCAGCGACTGGGACGCGGCGACGGTGCAGGCGGCGCCGTGGGTGGCCAATAAAGAAGTTTCGCTTGCCAAACGCTTTCCCAAATGGAGCCCGGAGAAGGTTCATCAGAAAGCGATCAGCTCGTTCATGGAATACGCGCCCGAGAACACGGCTTATTCGGTGTTCGAGCAGGCGCCCGGCAAGAGCACTGGTCTCTATAGCAGCTACATGGCGCTGTCGCCGGCAGAGAAAGCCCAGTGGGAAGCCGCTAACTGGGCCCATCCCGTGACCGGGCGCGACGTCCTCACCAGTGGTGCGACCGGCAACAGCATGTTCCTGCAGTCGCCGATGCAGGCGTCCCAGGGTATCTTCCGCAACCGAGAGGGCGAGCTGGAACTCAACCCGGCGCAGGCCGCCCGGCTGCTGGTCGATACCCTGGCCAAGGAGGAAGGCGCGCCAGCGGCGCCGGCCGAGATCCACCCCGGCACCAAGGCCGCGCTATCGGGCACGGCGGCGGTGCGCGGCCTGGGCGATGTCCAGGAAGGCCAGGCCTGGCACTATATCGACACCGGCGAGAGCCAACCGGTCAAAGGCATGACCTCGCTGCGCCTGCTCGGTCCGCGTCCGACGAAAGAACAAATCAGCCAGCTGGAGAAGATCGCCACCGCGCACGGTTTCTATCCGATCGATACCGCCGACGGGGTGACGTTCTTGAACGCAGGCGAAGGCAATGCGCCGACCAATGGTTCGGAGCTGAAGAAGCGCCTGAAGGCGGGCCTGCAGGCCGAGATCGAGCAGGCCTTGCCAGGAACTAAAGTCGTTACAGGAAGTGCGCAAAGCGATTATTTCAGCCTGGCCGACGAATTGGCCGAGAGCGCGCAGGGCCGCGGCCGCTCTGTGGAGAAAGTTTTAGACGAATTAAAGAATATGCAGCGCCTGGCCCCGCGTTGGTACGATGATTTAATGGATAATCCCTATGTGGCGGTCAAATTCGGCCAGAATCGCGACCGCATGACGCCGGACATGGTCGCCCGGCGACCCGACATCGCCAAGATGCTGGACGTGGTCAGGCAAGGCGGCAATTTCCGTTCTCTAGTGGACCTGGTGGAGAAAACGCCCGGCCGGGCGGCGGCATTAGGCCTGCCGGCGGCGTTGATCGCCGCTTTGGCGCCGCGCAGCAAGGACCAAGCGAAGTGAGCTTAGTCCGTCAGCTGGTGCTTGAGCCGCCACGCCGCGACGAGGCGCATGGGCGCGTCGGCACCGAGCCGGCGATAAATCGCTTCCAGCTTGCGTACCTTGGCGATGCGCGCCTGGGGACTGTCCGGCACAAAAGCAGCGAGCATGGCCTCAAACAGCGCCAGATCGGTCGCCTGGCCGAGGCGATTTTTCTCGTACAGATCGGCCCAGCGCCGCCGGGCCAGGAGATTGTCCAGGCTGGTCGCGCCGCTCATGATCAGGGGCGGGCCCCCGCGTTTTTCCGGCCGCTTCCCGTTCATGTTTTGGTAAATTCTCTTCAGGTACTGATGACGCTCGGACGGTTCACTCATGACGTTTTATGTGGGCATTTTATGTATAAAAATCAAGACAAGGTTTGGGATAATGGACCATGAGCCTGAGCATCGCCCGCTCGTATAACCGCAACAATCCTTCACCAGTGGCGCAGGGGCCTAATCCTTCTGCGCCGGCTCAAGGCGAGGATCGCGTTCCAGTTCAAAAGACTGCCGACGAAATTAAGGATGATCTTGATAAAGAGGAATTGTTACGTCGCTTTATCGATTGGTGGCGCGCTTCAAGGGATCACTGGAAGGAAAGCCGCCAGGAGATGGTCGAGTGCTTCGCCTTCGTGGCCGGCGATCAGTGGGGCGACCAGGATCGCATGCTGCTCGCCGATCAGGGCCGTCCGGCGGTGACTTTCAACCGCGTCCAGCCCTTCGTCGACGGCGTGTCGGGCTTGGAGATCGGCAACCGGCAGACGACGCAGTTCATTCCGCGCCAGCTCGAGAATTCCGGCGTTAACGACCTGCTGACCGGCGCGGCGCAATGGGTCAGAGACGAATGCGATGCCGATTTCGAAGAGAGCGAGGCGTTCAAGGATGCGGTGATCTGCGGCAGCGGCTGGACCCAGACGCGCCTGAGCTATGACGAGGACCCGGCCGGCACCATCGTCATCGAGCGCATCGATCCGCTGGAGATGTATCCCGATCCCAGCTCCCGCAAACCAAACTACGTCGACAGCCGCTACATCATGCGCGCCAAGGATATTCCTTATAAGGTGGCGGAAGAGTTGTTTCCTGACTTTAACATCTATGACCTGCACGCACGCTGGGCCGAGGACGAGCCGGATCTAACTAAATCGCCGCATAATGCCCGTCTCGCGCCCTATTATCGCGTCGATCAGTCCGGCGAGGTTGACCGCGAACGCATGCAGTGTCGTCTCGTCGAGATCGAGTGGTGGGACTACGTTCCGGCCTGGCGTATGATCGATCCACGCAATGGGCAGATGATCGAGCTTGACGCCGCTCAGGCCGGCAAGCTGCGCCTGGTGGCGCGCATGGCCGGCGAGAAGGCGCAGCTGGTGAAGGCGCGCAAGAAGCGCTTCTACAAGGCCATCGTCGGCAACGTCATCCTGGTGATGTCGCGTGGTCCCGATGAAGGCGGGTTCACCTACAAAGCCATCACCGCTAAACGGGATCGAAACGGCGCCTGCTGGTATGGACTGATCCGCGCCATGACCGATCCGCAGCGCTGGGCTAATAAATTCCTTAGCCAGAGCCTGCATATTGTCAATACGAATGCGAAAGGCGGGTTGCTGGCCGAAACCGACGCCTTCGTCGATATTCAGGAAGCCCGCGATGCTTGGTCCGAGGCGGATTCCATCATCGAGCTGAACCCTGGCGGCCTGGTCAAAGTGAAGCAGAAAGAGATCCCCAACTTCCCGATCCAGATTAACCAGATGATGCAGACGGCGCTGGAGGCAATCCCGTCCACCGCCGGCATCAACCTGGAGATGCTGGCGCTCAAACAGGAGGACCAGCCGGGTGTCCTGGAGATGCAGCGCAAGCAGCAGGGCATGACCGTGCTTAGCTATATCTTCAATGCCAAGCGACGCTATCAGAAAGAGCAGGGGCGCCTCTTGCTGTGGATGATTCAAACGTTCATCAGCGACGGGCGCCTGATCCGCATCGGTGGGCAGGAGAATGCGCAATATGTGCCGCTCGTTCGTCAGGAGGGCTTGGCAGAGTATGACGTCGTCATCGATGACGCGCCGACCTCGCCCAATCTCAAAGAGCGGGTATGGGCGATGATCATGCAGATGTTCCCGGTCCTGCGTCAGCTGCCGATGCCGCCGCAGGCGATGCTGGAGCTGATGAAATACGCCCCCTTCCCGACCAGCCTGGTGCAGAAGCTGCAGCAGATGATGAGCCAGCCCGACCCGTCGCAGCAGAACCCGCTGATGCAGTCTCAGGTGGCGCTGAACCAGGCCCGCGCGCAGCAGGCCCAGGCCCAGGCCCAGGCCACGGGAGCCGATATCGGACACAAGCAGGCTCAGGCGGCGCACGCTCAGGCCGACGCGCAGCTCGCCCCGGCGATGGCGATGTCGGACATCAACGAGCAGAGCGCCAAGATCGATCTGATGAGCGCGCAGGCGATCAATCAGATCGGGCAGGGCGTGAACGCGCTGCAGAACGCCAATATCGCTCCGCAACAGGCGGCGGCCGAGGCGCAGTTGTTGCGCAACCAATTCGAGCACCAGCAGAGCATCGATATCGCCCAGCATGCCCTGGAGGTGATGAAAGCGACCCAGCCACCGCCACCGCCTACTGCGGGCGGGCCCGGTGGTCCTGGCGGCGGTCCCGGTAGCCCGAGCGGTGCCGGTGGCCCGCCTGGCGGCGGTCCGGGTGGACCACCCGGCGCACCGCCTGGGGGTCCTGGCGGACCGCCGCCGCAGCCTCCTCCCGGACCGCCAGGACCGCCCGGCGGGGCTGATTTCGCCGCCATGCACGCCATGAGCCCGTTGATGGGGGCGCCGCCGACCGGCGTCACGCCTGGGCCGGGCATCGGCCCGACGCGCCCGCTCGGCGCGGCGCCGATGGGTGCGCCGTGAGCGATGCCGTGCTGCTCGCCACCTGCGCGGCCGTGGTGATGGCCGGCCTGGCGGTGTGGGGCCTGGGCTTGATGGCGCAGCGACGCGACCGTCACCGGTTGCGTCGGAGGCACTGGCTCTAGATCTCGGCCGAGGCTGTGTAAGTAGTGAAAAAGCGTGCCGAGCCGCTGGTCGTCACGGTCGCATTCACGGCCATCTGCTGCGGCGACACGTCGCCGACCGTGGCGCCCGAGGCGTTGGTGTAGGTTTGCCCGCTCAGGGCAATGACAGGTATGGCGCGCATGCGCACGGGGAAATTGACGGTCTGGCCGAACAGCGCTCCGGTCGCCCCATCAGACCAGTGGGTCATGCGGCTGATGACCAGGAAGCGCTGGCAGCGTTGCCAGTCGAGGCTTGGGTCGGGATATTCCAAGGGCGTGGCCGTGGTGCCGGTTTCGCACTGCGCGCCCCAGATGGTGAAGGTGCCGCTTTGCGCGCCGACGGTGCCGGAATTGGTGTTGAAATCGGACGAGGCCGCATACCACAGACTGACCAGCAAGGCGTCATCGCCATTGGTGCCGAACACCTTGGTTGCCGCGGTGGGCAGAGCGAAGGTCTGCACATAGCGTGCCCAGCTGGTGCCGACGGCGACCGACCGGCCGGCGACGGTGTAGGTCGCCGAGGGCGAGCCGCCGGTGCCGAAGCTTTGGGCGCAGCCGACGCCGATATTGAGCGCTGCCGAGGCCATGGCCCAGAAGCTGATGGTGACGGTCTTGCCGGCCGTGCGGTGAACATCCTCGATGCCCTGCCGCACCAGGGCCGACGAGCCTGGCGTGGCCGAGCCGACCACCACGCTCTGCAGGCCAAATTCTGCCGCCTCATCGCCGATGGCGGCGCGATCGGTGTCAGTGAGGGTGACGATCGCGGTGCTGATGGTGGCCGAGCCTTGCAGCGAGTTCCACCAGCGATCGGCGGTGACGGCGTTGGTGCTAACGCCGCCCGGGCCTCTCTGCTGCACACGATAGAGAGAATTGTGCAGGAAATTTCTGCCGACATTGCGCGGCGCCGCGGCAGATGAGGCATCGACATATTGTTTCGTAACTGCACCGAGTGCAGTGGTCGGATCAGCGTTGAGAAGCAACGGTCCGGTCATGGTGTCGCCGCCGTCGTTGACCGCCGCGACCCAGGCTCCTCCTTTTCGCCCATAAGTGTGGGTGTCGCTGGGCGCATCGGGCAGGCTGCCCCCGCCGGACGCGCCCGGGCCGGGATAGCGGATCCATTTCGCTCCGTCCCATTGCCAGGACACGTTGCCGGCGACGAAGGTGTCGCCGACAGCGGGCGTGTTAGGGAAGTCCAGGGCGGCGAGCGCCATTGTCTTTCTCCTAGGTGCGCTGGGCCAGGATGGTGATGCCGATATCGGCCAAGGTGGTGTCCTGGCTCGCCGGCGCGACGAGCTGCAAATCGTCTCCCGCGGCGAGCAATCCGCCCGCACCAGCCAGGGTGACGGAGGTGTTCGAGGTCGGCGTGACGGTGAGCGTGCCGAGCGCGGTCTGGCTGGCGCCACTGATGCGATTGAGGGTGAAGACGGCCGCCGCCGTGGCCAGGGTGGAATCGAACACGACGCTGCCAGTGAGCGTCGCGGCGATGCTCACCGGCGCGGCGACGGGGATGTTGAGGCGCGCCGACGCCGCCGGGCGACCCTGGAAGGTGAAGTTGAAGGAGAGTTGCTGCACCTGGCCCGGCAGAGCGGCGTAAGTCCAGGTCTTGTTATCGACGTATTGCCGGGTCGAGGCGCCGAGGGCGGCGGTGGGATCGCCCGAGAGCGTGAGCAATCCGGTCATGGTGTCACCGGTCTTGGCGACGAATTGCGCCGACGGCGCCTGCGCGCTCCACTTCACCCCGTCCCATGCCAGCACCGCCCCGCCGGGCGTGGTGACGTGATCGCCGATGGTGGGCGTGTTGGGAAAATCGTAGGCCACGTCTACCTCCGCGCTGCCAGTTGTTGAATCGCTTTGATAATATAGGGGATCAGCATCTGCTGATTGATCGTATGCATGTCGCCGGGCAGAGGGCTGCCCTCGGCGGCGGGAAAGCGCTCGGCATCGGTGACCATCACCGCTTCCGGCACGCTGGCCATGACCTGTTGCGCCACCAGGCCGATCGGCACATGCGCGGGCTTGGCGCTCGTCATGGCGGCGCGGCGCTCGGCGAGGTCGAGATGGGCGCCGCGATACCACGCCGCGGCGTCGCCTTTGACGTCGAATTGGTTCACCGGCAGAGCGCATAGCACGGCGAGCGCATCGACCTCGGTGGGTTTGATCTTCTCCTTAATACGAGCATCGGACGGCAGCTGATCGACATAGATCCAGTAGCCTTGGCCGCCGTGATCGGTGCCGTAGAGGCCGATATTGGTCGGCCCGGCGCCGATGCCGCCGACATATTGCAAATCCTGGCAATTGCGGTCGCGCAGCAGGATCTGGCCGCTGCCGTTGACGCGCATGATCGGGCACCACACGCTGCCGATCGCCGCCCACTGCATGCAGGCCTGGTCGGTGTTGCCGTAGGTGCGGAAAGTGAAGCCGCCGCCATCGCCGCCGCCATAGGCCACGCCGGCAATGGTGAGGTTGCCGTTGACCTGGCCCGAGCCGTCGATCTGGTAGTTGCCGGTCGAGTGCAGCCATCCCGCGGTGACGGCGGCGCCGGTGCCGATATTGCCTCCGGCGTCGATATTGCCGCTCGAATTGAGGTAGCCAGCGTAGATGCCCCCGGCGTGAAAGTTGTTGCTGCGGTCGACGTAAAAGCGCCAGCCGCTTGGGTTGCCGCTGCCGTCGCTGTCGCCGAAGAGGAAATTGCCCGAGCCGTCCTCCCACATCACCGAGGCGTAGCCGACGGTGTTCCACACGCACACGCTGGGATTGCTGCCGCTCTCGGAGATGATGCGCCCGCCGAGCTGGCGGATATTGCCGGTGTCGAAAGAGGTGTTGCCGGCGGTGTCGATCTCGACGCGATACGCTCCCGCTGTCTCGTCGGCGATGACGAAGGTATTGTTGTTAGTAACCCCCGCACTCCAAATCCGCGCAGTGTTGTTGTAGCGCACGCGGGACCAGGTGCCGGCGGGCGTATTGAGTTGCAGCGGGTCCTGGGCCGAGCTGGTGATTGTCGTCGTGCCGTTATTGGCCTGCTTGTAGCGCGGGCTCCAGGTGACGGCGTTCCCGGCCGTGCCCGACAGCGCCGTGTAGTGATTGATGCTGCCGTCGGTTTCCAGCTGGAGCAGGGCCGCCGGTCCGTTGCCAAGATAGGTCCAGGTCGTTCCTGCTAAGTAAGCATTGATGACGATCGGCAAGGTCGTATTGGAGATGATCTCGCTGCCCAGCATCAAGGTGCCGCCGGCCGCGTTGACCGGCATGGTGACGCTGTTGTTAAGGCCGAGATTGCCCGGTCCGCTCAGGCGTCCGCCGCTGGTTGGGAGCGTGTTGGCGAGCTGGCTCGTCACCCAGGACTGGGTGGCGTAGGGCCCACCCATCATCGAGTTGGCCACCACCCACTGCGAGCTGTTGCCGTCGTTGTACCAGACGTAGAGTTCGCACCCGGTGGTGTCGTACCACAGGGTGCCGGTGGACGGCGCCGGGGGCGGGCTGTCGGCGATGATGGTGATGGCCGGGGCCTGGGCGCCGATGGCCGAGCCGGCCAGCCACTTGCCGCCGTCCCACACGCGCTCGGAGCCGTCCGGGAGGACGACGACCTGGCCCGAGCCGGGCGTATTCGGATAGTCGTAGGCCATGCTTTCCTCACGCCATGACGAGGACCCGCGCCTGGGTCGGCGCGGCCGTGGTCGTCACGGCGACACTAGCCCAGTGTTCGATTCCGATCTGGGTCGCCACCAGGCGTGTATTGGCCGTGCTGACAGTGCCCCACTCCTCAATGGCGGCCTGGGTCATCTGCAGCGCCGGCACGCCGCCCTGACCCCACTGCTCTGCGGCCATTTGTGTTGCCATGTCATAGAGCGGCGGCGTGGCCCCGGAAGTGAAGCCGGAGGTGAAGCCGGACGGTACCGTGCCGCTGAAGGCGCTGTCGCCAAAGTTGGCGGTAATGACTGTGCCAGAGCCTGTGCTGACCCCAGTCCATGGGTAGACAGGCACGATGGAGGGGAAAACTGGGGCGATGGAAAGGCCGCCCACGCCGGTCGCCGGATTATTCGCGGAGTTGTTGTTCCAGTTGCCAGCCGCGCCGACCCTGACCCAGATCAGTTGCGCCCCGAGATCGAGCGCAAAGCAAGCTACGTTGCCATTCGCCAGGGCGCCAAGCTGGAACTGCTGGGCGGTGCCGATATAGAAGGCGCCAGAGACATTTTGCAGCGTGACGCAAGTATTGGCGCCGCCAGCAAAAAAGACACCCGAAAGGGAGGCGCTCGCAGGCAACAGGCCGACACCGCAGGTGCCGACGATGGTAGTGAACGTATGCTCCCAATAGAACTTGCCGGTGAGATTCCGATCGATCGCGCGGACATTCTGGTTCCCGGTATTCGAGGCGGTGACGGTCAGATTATTGGTGCCGGACAGCGTGATGCCGGCGGTCTTGTCGGCCGGGTTCCACGTTGTGTTTGCCATTACGAAACCACCGTCGGCCCGATCTGGGCGTTGTT